CGACTAGTAACCGACGACATAGCCGACTCCCTCCCAATATACTTTATATTTTGGATGCTAACCTTTATGTTCGGTATGATCCTAAGCGCATTTGCTTGTGGTGCGCTCGATGGACAGAACTTCCCGCGCGATATGGGCATTGTTGCTCTAACCCTATTAGCAGCCATGGTGCTCCATGCTATCAGTATTTTGGTTCGTATAGCATTTGCAGCATTCCTCAGAGACCAACAGAAATATCTTAACGCACTAAAGGATACTCACTATGACTGAAGACCAACTTGATCAGGTATTCGAACTCACGGAACGAATCTCAAACGACATTCATGCACTGCTAATTGCAGAGCTTTCTGGTGTCGATCCCGAAGTAGAGGAACTGGTGCGCACCAAGCTTGGTGAGGAGTTCCGTTTCTGGGCACGGTATGAATGAGAACGAAAACGTTTATCGAACACTCGCCGAAGTTCCACCGCTAGTGACTAGTTTTTGGTGTCGGCTTGGACGACACAAATGGACCATCTGGTCCAAGCCCCAGCACAAAAATATATTCCCCCACGCCTATATGGTACAGTCGCGGGAGTGTGCCAGTTGTGCATTGTACGACGAGAGACGAGAACGAATCTAATTAATCTTGACATTACGCTACGAGACATATATAATTACTAGATGCCTACAATCAAACTAATAATCAAAGACGAAGTAAACTGTAAGGTAGAAGGCTTGGACATTATGATGCGGCGAAAGCTGATCAATAAGTTTAAGTATCTTCTACCTTACGCACGACATACGCCAGCCTATAAACTCGGACGCTGGGATGGAACCGTGCAGTTTTTCACAACGGGTGGCAGCACATTTGTCAAACTACTAGACGAAATCATTCCTATGCTGGACGAAGCAGGATATGAAATCGACGTAGTGGACAACCGACAACCATGGCAGCTTGAGTTCGAAGCAGTGAACGAGAACTCGCTATCACAGTTCATGTGGCCAAAGGGTCACGTAAACGAAGGCGAGCCAGTTACGCTACGTGACTATCAAGTGGAAGCGATCAATGCCTTCCTAACAGAGCCGCATTGCTTACAAGAGATCAGTACAGGCGCGGGCAAGACGTTGATGACAGCGATGCTATGCCAACGTGCAGAGAAGTATGGTCGCACGATCACAATCGTTCCTAGTAGGGACCTAGTAACGCAGACGTTCAAAGATTACGACCTTATCGGATTGGATGTGGGTGTATTCTTTGGCACACAGAAGGAATACACAAAGACACATACCATCTGTACATGGCAGAGTTTGAACAGTTTGGGCAAGCGCACCAAAGATGGCACAGCACCAATCGAATGGGACGAGTTCGTGGATGGGGTGAACTGTGTCGTACTCGACGAGGCGCACGGTGGCAAGGCAGATGTACTCAAAGCATTGCTGACGGGACCATTTGCGCAAGTGCCTATTCGGTGGGGTTTGACAGGAACCATCCCGAAGGAAGAGTCGGAATGGCGCAGTATGCAAGTTAGCATTGGTCCTGTGGTGAACAAGATCAAGGCATCTGACCTACAAGAGCAGGGTGTGCTGGCCAACTGCACGGTAAATGTGGTACAGATTCAGGACCAACGCACCTTTACCAACTATCAAGCAGAGCTCAAATATCTACTATCCGATCCAACACGACTGGACTACATTGGTACACTGATCACAAACATTGCAGCCAATGGAAATACGTTGGTTCTAGTGGATCGAATCGACGCGGGTACTGCATTAGTTGAACGTATCCCAAATGCGGTGTTCGTCAATGGCTCTGTTAAGAGTACAGACCGAATGGAAGAGTACGATGAGATTGCGACATCAACCAATAAGGTGATCGTTGCTACATATGGCGTGGCGTCGACTGGTATCAACATTCCCCGAATCTTCAACCTGGTGCTACTGGAGCCGGGTAAGAGTTTCGTTCGAACGATTCAGAGTATTGGGCGCGGTTTACGCAAGGCCCAGGATAAGGATCACGTAGAGATCTGGGACGTCACATCGTCCTGCAAGTTTAGTAAGCGGCATCTAACTTTGAGAAAAGCATTCTACAAAGATGCAAACTACCCATTCGTCGTTGAAAAGGCGAATATTTGATACACCCGTTTAGTTCGTATAAAATACAGTAAGAGAGAAATAGTATGCAAATTTTGACGTTGGATAATGTCTGCCTGGACATGATGACTCTACCTCCAGAGGTGGATGATCTTCGTTTTGCTGTATTGGATAATAGTGATCCCGAAAATCCGGATTACTTTTTCATCCCGTTGGTATTCGTGGAGAGCTTTACAGCACCCGCGGCTGTAATACAGGTTGGTGAGTCTCGTATCAAGATGCCACTAGACTGGCAGGTAATGGTCGGTGATCCTGAGATTGGTGATCTAGAGATCATCCCACTCACATCAATCAGTGAGCGTGGGTTTGAATCGTTTACGAACAATCCATTGAGCACATATCGCCCAGAGTTCACCAAGATCGACATCGTGGACATCTATCCAGAGGTAAAGTGGTACGCACCAAAGCTCAAGATTGGGCAGTTGCTAGCCGTACCAATCACTCGTGGTAACAATCCGATGTGCATCTACTTTAGTCGAGAAGTTAGTCGCACACAGCAGCTCGTAAAGGTAGATCAGATTTGGTAGTCAAAGCAAAGAAGCCAAAAGCGAAGCCTGTACTAGACATCTTTGATGAGCTACGGGCTGTAGATCTCCGTAATAAGGATTTCTACGATGGTTTGACGCCCGAACAGAAGAAGGCGTTCTCCTCATTCGTTTTGCTTCGTTGGGCAAGTGCCGCAGATACTCAGAATACCATGTTACAACAGTGGTATGTTGAGATGGCCAACAAGTACGTGAACATAAACTTTTGGCAACTGACAAAACACCCAAAGTTACAGTGGCTACTATTGAGCCACGTTGGCTGCACCAAGTCCATACGGCACGAATACATCAAACGTAACCAAGACAAAAAGGATAAGACGATTGAGATGTTGAAAGTTTTGTATCCGAGTATGAAAACGAAAGATATTGAGCTGCTAAAGTCTACCCTATCAGACGATGACATCAAAACACTAACGAATGAGTACGATGAGTTCAAATCCGACTTCCACGAATGAGTGTACCTATTGTAAGAAGAGTTTTCGCAGCGAGAAAACTTTACTAGCACATAGTTGCAAGCTCAAGATGCGAGATCAGTCGCGCGATGAGCCAGCATCACAGTTTGCCTTCGAGGCATACAAAAAGTTCTATCAACTAAGTCAAGGTCCGGGTATCAAAACCTGGATGCAGTTCTGTGAGTCTCCATACTATACTGCATTCGTGAAGTTTGGCAGGCATGTTCGCGCAATCAATGCAATCAACCCTGCATTATTTGCTGACTGGGTGATCAAGAAAAAGACAGACAAGTTGGACCATTGGTGCAGCGAGGATATCTACAACGAGTATCTGGTACAGCTCATTTACAACGAATCAGCAGAATCCGCTATCGAACGCAGCTTCTACACAATGCAAGATTGGGGCGATCAGCAGGGCATAAGCTTGGAGCAATACTTTTTCCATGCAGGTCCAAACAGACTTACTCGTGACATCACCAATGGCGCCATTAGTCCATGGCTATTGTATGGTACGACTATGGGACAAAAGGCATTGTCAGAGTTAAGCGATGAGCAGATGGCGTATGTCATCCCATTCGTTGAGCCAAATGTGTGGACCAGTAAATTACGCCAACAACCCATAGACCTGGATTATGTGAAGATGGCCTGTGAAGCAGCGGGTATCAAATAATGGATATTGACATGGACTTTGCTGATCGTTCGAGGTTGCTCGATCTTATCAACCATGTCCCTGCCTGTATAAAGAAGGGTCAGGAAGTAACCAAGCACCCATCCGGAGCATACTTACAAAAGATGCCAATGAATCCGTTGAACGGACTTGCAGCAGTGGACTACAAGGAAGCCGATAAGCTAGGTTTCTTCAAGATCGACTTTTTGAACGTCCATGTGTACCAAAATGTACGAGACGAGCAACATTTGATTGAGCTAATGAACAAAGAACCCGTATGGGAGTTGCTCAAAGACCGAGAGTTCGTTGATATGGTCATTCACATCAACGGACATCACAACATTTTGGTATCGATGCCCGAACCCGTGAACAGTATTGAGAAAATGGCGATGTTTTTGGCTATCATTAGACCAGCCAAACGCCACCTAGTTGGTAAGACATGGGATGACGTTGCCAAAACAGTGTGGGACAAATCTGAGGATGGGACGTATGCATTTAAGCATAGTCATGCAGTTTCATATGGCCATCTGGTGGCG